TGATTGATGTTGAATTAGACCCTAAACACTACCAAACGGCACTGGAAAGGGCCGTGAACAAATTCAGACAGAGATCGTCAAATGCTGTGGAAGAATCTTATGCTTTTCTAACTTTAAAAAAGAACCAGAACACCTATGTCTTGCCAGATGAGATAATCAATGTGAGAAATCTCAACAGGAGAAGTGTCGGATCTAGAACAGAAGGCGGAGAAGGCGGAACGATGTTTGAACCATTCAACCTAGCCTACACAAACACCTATCTTTTGAAGGCAGGAGCAACTGGTGGATTGGCCACTTACTACGCATTCGCATCATACCAAGAATTGGTGGGGAAAATGTTTGGAAGTTTCATACAATTCCATTTTGACGTGGCAACGAAGAAATTAACAATCACACAGAGACCTAGAGCAGATGACGAGACAGTCCTTATGCACACTGACAATTTCAGACCAGACATAACGCTGTTCAAGGACATCTATTCAAAACCATGGATCAGGGACTACACACTCGCAGTATCTAAACTCATGCTGGGAGAAGCAAGGGGTAAATTCAACACAATCGCAGGCCCACAAGGTGGCACCACACTTAATGGTGATGCATTGAAAAACGAAGGACAGGCGGAGATGGAAAGACTGGAAGCGGAGATCGGCAACTTCCAAGAAGGCGGAAACCCACACAGTTTTATTATTGGTTAACTTCTAGTACTAGATTGCTTTACCAAAAATCGTTTTAAATACTAGTATCATGATAGACGACAGATACAAAAAACTTACCAAATGCACACTAGACGAATTAGCCGACATGGTCGATGATCTAGAGAACATGTCAATACACGCCCTCAAGGAAAAGAAACTGAGTATGCGTAGATTGGTATTAACACAAATATATGATGTTAAAAAAGAGATTGAAAAACGTTTAAAAAAATAGTATAATAATACTATGTTGATAGGCGTAGTAGGTTTAATAGGTTCTGGTAAGGGCACGGTCGCAGACAGGCTAGAACACAAACACAAATTCAGAAAAGATTCATTCGCAAAAAGTTTAAAAGATGCAGTAAGTTCTATGTTCAACTGGGACAGAGAAATGCTTGAAGGCAAAACAGACGAGAGTCGAGCATGGAGAGAGAAACCCGATACATTCTGGAGTAAAAAATTTAATAAAGATGTAACACCTCGTTGGGTGCTACAACACTTTGGCACAGAAGTAATGCGTCAGAACATGCATGATGGCATATGGATAGACAGCTGTCTATCTAGATACAAAGGTCAGCCCACAGTGATCGCGGACACTAGATTTGAAAACGAGATAAAGACCATCAGAGAATCAGGTGGCAAAATTATACTTGTAAAAAGGGGGCAGGATCCTGATTGGTTTACAAGCTATGTTGAAGGCAACATTATTCCCAAGAATATTCACAGTTCAGAATATGCATGGGCAAAGTCAGACTTTGATTATGTTATCAAGAACGATGGAACACTGGAAGAATTATACACGAAAATAGACGAACTAATCGTCAGCGACAAGATCGCCCACACGCCAGCCGAGCCTACGGACACTGCCCAACCTTTGGCAATTGGCGCAAACTGTTTTTAGATTTGCGACCGCAGTATTCCTGAGATTTCCATCCACGAACAACACATCCATTTGTGAGGTGGCCTGTGCTTTAAATCCACATAGTTCACATTTTTTTAACTTCTTGTACCCTGACCTTTCTAGTGCTGTTGTACCTCCCACCCGCTTACCTGCCTTTTTACGGATACAGGTGTCACACAGACTCCGCCAATATACCCTGTCATATCTTTTATAGGCATAGGCCCTGGGTTTGGCTTTACACGTCTTACACAATGGTCTGTTTTGATACTGCATGTGTGTATTTACGTCACCTATATAGGCACCTTGAAAACGGTAAATTATGTCAACAAAACCGTATGATTGAATAAATAACTCTAGTATATACGTAACTTGCAAGGAGAATACGAAAAATGGCATTAACATCACCAGGAGTAGAAGTTTCAGTAATAAACGAAAGTTTCTATGTACCAGCAGATGCGGGTACAACACCACTATTCATAATAGCATCATCAGGGAATAAGACAAACGGAGCAGGAGACGGAACGGCTGTCGGAACAACAACTGCCAACGCCAACACTGCTTACTTGATCTCATCTCAGAGAGAATTAACAGAGACTTTTGGAGATCCAAAATTTTACACAGACGCATCGGGAAATTCATTACAGGGATATGAATTGAATGAATACGGTCTACAAGCGGCTTACTCATTTTTAGGTGTGGCCAACAGAGCTTTCGTTCTAAGAGCAAATGTTGACACTAGTCAATTACTAGGAAGTGCATCGGCTCCCACAGCAACACCAACAGATGGAACATACTGGTTTGACCTTGCATCAAGCAGTTATGGTACGTTTGAGTGGTCTGCTACCAATCAATCTTTCACAACAATTACTCCAACACTGATCACGCTAGTTGCTGATCTAGTTGGCGGTGCCTCTACAGGCGCACCAAAAACTTCAATTGGATCAATTGGTGATTACGCAATCAACACAACACACGTTACAAACAAACTTTACAAGAAGACTGCAGGTAACACATGGGTACAGGTTGGTTCTTCGGCTTGGCATACTTCACTACCTGTAGTTTCAGTTGCTTCAGGAACAACAGTAACAAGTGGTAACAAGATCGAGATGAATGGTATAGAAATCACTTTTGGTGGAACAGCATTATCAGATGTTGCGGCGGCTATCGGATCAAACGTGACCAACGTTACAGCTTCAGTTAACGCAACAACAGGTAACCTAGAGATATTCCACAATGGGCTAGCACTAGGTGACTCGACAGCAGGAGCAAACACAATCAGATTTGAACCAAAAACTGGTACTGGATTAGCAGACTTAGGAATTACTGCAGGCACTTTTAAAGGTGTTACATTGTTACAGGACAAACACACCAACAGACCAACTTGGAAGACTACAGAAGACAACAGACCAAATGGTTCTGTTTGGTTCAAGACTACCAATGCTAACGCAGGTGCTAACCTTATAGCAAAACTTTACAGTACATCAAGTGCGAGCTTCTCAACAGTGAGCTCACCACTTTATGCTACGAACCATTCAGCGATCTACAACCTAGACGCGGCGAACGGTGGATCTACATTAACACCAGGAACATTGTACTCACAGTACAACGTGACTGAACAATCAATAACAGCGGGTGATGCCGCAGACACTACCCCAAATCTTGCTGACTTCCAAATGTTTAGATACGAAGGTGGTCCAACAACTATCACAAGTTTACTTGCTACACCTAGTTTCACAAGTTCAGAAACTTTTATAATACAAGAGTCAGTGAAGAACCAAGAAGCTTTGAGTTCAGCAGTCACTATCACAGTAGGTGGCACGGGTACTGACGACTTTATAGCGGCAGTGAACGGTGCAGGCCTAACAAACGTTAGTGCTTCTAAATTGACTACTGGTGAGATCACAATGACACATGCACTAGGCGGTGAGTTTAGAATGTTTGACACGTCAGGAACTCCGTTAGCAGATGCAGGTTTCAGTGCAACGACGGCACATGCTTACGGAACATACACGGCGAACAGTGCGACACTGATCGACAACTTGTATGATCTTCCAACAGGTGACAGCATTGACTCAAGTGCCAACACAGGTATCATGGCTTCAAACTTTAAGAGATTGAGTTACACAGCTTCGGCAAGTGCACCAAACAATGAGCCAACAGATGGTACATTATGGTATAACACTAACCTTGAAGCTGACATCATGGCACACAACGGAACAACTTGGGTTGGATATGCGACAGCATACGGAACAACAGACCCAGCTGGTCCACAGTTTTCAGCAACAGCACCGACTACACAGTCAGATGCTACTGCACTTGTAACAAATGACTTATGGATTGACACAAGTGATCTAGAAAACTTTCCAAAACTTTACAAATACAACACATCGGCTTCGATCAGTTCAACTAACACAGCCAACCAAGTAGCAGTTACAACTACTGGTGCGGCATGGGTACTAGTTGACAAAGCTGACCAAACAACAGAAGACGGTGTAGTTTTCGCAGATGCAAGATGGCATACTGCAACTGACAAAGCGGCAGGCACTAGCACAGCGGCAGGAACAGCTTCAACAATTAAGAACTTGTTGAGCGATGGCTTCCTAGACCCTGATGCTCCAGATCCAACAAACTACCCACAAGGTATCTTGCTTTGGAACACTAGACGTTCAGGTTACAATGTTAAAGAATACAAAAATAGTTACATCACAACTGCAAAATATCCAGGTTCTGGATCAAGTGGTTTGGGTAACATCAGATACAACAGCAACGAATCTGTTTCAAGTTACTACCCAGACAGATGGGTTACTAAATCAAGCAACAACGCAGACGGTTCTGGATCTTTCGGAAGGAAAGCACAGAGAAAAGTTATTGTTGAGCAACTGAAATCAGAGATCGACACTAACCAAGCAATCAGAGAAGACCAAAGGGGCTTCAACGTGATAGCTACACCTGGTTACCCAGAAATGATACAGAACATGATCAACCTAAACACAGACAGGAACAACACGGCGTTTGTAGTTGGAGACACTCCAATGAGGTTAGCAGGAACATCAACTGCAATCCAGGATTGGGCCAACAACTCATCAGCGGCACTAGACAACGGCGAAGACGGCCTTGTAAGTGCAAGTGATTACTTGGGTGTGTTTTATCCATCGGGTCTGACAACAGACAACACAGGAAAATCAATTGTAGTTCCGGCAT